TTTGCGTCTGTCTGCAGCGGAAAAGATACCTTTGGTCTCGATTATGATACCATTGTCTAGCTCAAAGTCGGGCGTATAGGTGCGATACTTTAGATCTTCCCATTCAATCTTTAGCTCTTCGTATGCTACTTTCTTCTGCCTGTCTTTGAGGTACGCAGCAGCCTCTACTTCAAGGCCACTGCGATACGCTCTAGCGTTATGCCTCCGGTTCGTCTGACGCATCATTACCTGCTTCTACGATCTGTGCTACCAGAGTGTTAGACAACCCCTGTAATGCGCTAAAAGTAACCTCCAAGCGTTGCATCTCATCCTGAGCAATCATTACTTTATTGTACAAAGCAATTTGTTCCTTGTTGAAGTCTTCTGTGTTATACTCAACGTCATTGATAGACAGTTTAGGCATCTGTGTCTTCCTTTATGTAGATGTAATCGATCATAGGTGGGTTCTTAGCCTTAGAGCTAGGCGAAGGTACTGTCTGAAGGTCAGGCCAACACTTGTGTTTGAATGCGCAGAAGCCACACTCTACACCCAGCTTTAAGTTACCTGTCTTCTTACGGTAGAACGTCTCTTCGATAGGCTCAAAGCAACGCTCAAATGGTTTGTCTTCGTTGATGTAGTCCGTAAGATCTTCGATACCCTCAAGCACAGATGCTTTATCCACACCCTCTGCTGAGACATACTTAAACTCACCGTTAGCTTTGTTGACTACCCACCATCCACCAACACCCTTACCTGCGCCCTCTGCGTAGCCTACAAGCTGTGGGATGTATCCAAAGCTGTCACCTGTAGCTAACGCATCAAAGGATGCAAACTTGTTCTGGTATGACCACGGAGAGGCTGACTTAACATCGTCAATCTTACCGTCCAACTCCATGTCATACTCACCACGGATCTCTGTACCGTTAGGTAGCTTGAGAGTAACGTAGTCGTTATCCTTGAAGTCCACGTTAGCGGCCCTCATGATACCCTTGAACACAGCCTCAACAATATCACCAAGGATCATGTTCATCAGGAAGTGTGGTGGGAATGGTGTCTTACCTTCTGGGTCATTCTTCTCATACCATAGCTGACACTTAGGCTTACCAATGTTAGACATACGTAAGCGAAACTTGTCACGAGGCCCACTATCAAACTGCTTAAACAGAGCAGCCTTAACATCGGAGGCGACCTTATCAGCCACCTCCTCTGTCATAGTAGTCTCACCAGCCATAGCCTTCTGCAGGAATGCGAAGATTGCTAATTCTGCTGGATGGTTCATTAGTAAGGAGCCTCCGCTACATCAATGATAGAGCCTACAAGGTCTGCATCTTCTTTGCTCATGCTTGTATTGGAACGCTCATTGTGTAGATCTAAGACCTTACCATTGGAGTAGTGGATGTAATCCAAGAAGCCTGCCGCTGTATCCTGCATGTAGGTGTCATCAGCATCAGATGGAGTAACAATGTCACCCACTGCTGCAACTGTATAACCATATGTAGCACCCGTAGGGATGGACGCCTCTGCACCAGTAAGTGTGATCTTAGTCATGTGAGGCAGGCTGTTCTTACGAGCAATAGCCTTCTGTGAGTTGTCGATATTCTTTAGGCTATCACGGTTCTTTACGTCCATGACGAATGGAATATCTACATACTCACCGCTTACAGGTGAACCTGTTTCATCCACAGGGTTGTTAACAGTAAGCGTACCCATAAAGATCTTCACACGTTTAACAGTACGGATGATGTCCTTAGTGGACTCTGGTAGAGCATTGAAGTCCTCAATGTAACCAGATGGACGCCCAAGGTTGTAACCACCTACGCTGTCCTGCAGGTCGCTATTCACTGAGCGGCTCATGACTGACTTCTCCATCTCATTAGTAGAAGAGTTCCAGCGTTGCCACTGTAGTCGGTCTGTAATGATACGCACATCAATGCTCTCAGCGTAGAAGACATCATCACCCAGTGTGATCTTGTATGCACCTACTGGTACAACATCTGTCTTGATCTTCTTACCGCCAAGCTCAATCTCACCCTTGATAGCGGTGCTTAGTACGTTAACACGGGCCAACGCAGAGCGCTGCTGTGTCTCTTGTTTAGGAGCACCCATTAGTTCTGCCAATGGGTTTGACGATCCTGTTGTTGCTAGTTCTGTACTCATCTGTATATCCTTTATTACAGCGAAAAAGAGTCTTAGTTATACCGTCACACGTCCTGTACGTCAAGCCAATTCGGCCCGATTTTGGATTCTAATAGTAACGGAACATTCATCTGTACGTTATAGGCTTTCTCAATTAAGTCTGTCAAGCCCTCATTCATGTCTTCTATTATTTGTAGCACTGTCTCCTTCTCCTCTGGGTGAATGTCTATAACAGTTGAGTCATGAACAGTGTTCACTAAGCAAGAGCGTAGACCCTTCAACCTCTCCTCCAGTTCGATCAGCACAACAGGAACAACGTCACCAGTAGCAAAGCCCTGCACTGGATAGTTCTTAATCATAGTGAAGTGTGATACCCCGCCACGAGCGTTGCGCTTAACATCAGGGAAAGCATACTGTCGCCCTGATACGTTAGTAATCTTATTGAACCTTATAGCCTCGTCAGCCAAGTTCTTGTGCCATGCAGCTACACCCTTATACTTCTCATTGAAGTGGATGTAGTAGGCTTCCTCCGCCTTAGATCTGCCATACCCTGTAGCCCCAAAGAGAGGTGCAAACGTGTGGGCCTTGGCTTCCTGACGTGACGTAGGCTGTCCCGCATCAGATATAACCTGTGCAGTGTAGCTGTGTACGTCAAACCCTGTGTTGATCTCTTCCATAGCGACTTCATCCTGAGCCAAGTACGCAGCCGTTCTAAACTCAAGCTGGGCAAAGTCTGCCTCACAGATATAGCCACCATCCCAGCGTGACACAAAGACACGCTTTACGGGAAACGTCCCGCCTCTTGGCATGTTTTGCATGTTGGGATTTCTTCCACTAAAACGTCCTGTTGCAGTAATGTGTTGGGTGAGTCCCACATGCAGGAAACCGTCTGATTTGGTGAAGGTGTCGATACCCTCCACAAAACTAGAGAGGTAGCTACTAACAGCAGAAAGACGCTTAAGGTCAGTAAGAAACTCAACAGCAGCGTCCATGTTGTTCGTTTTAGCAGTGCCCACAAGTACATCTAGGTTATCCTTTCCTGTGCTAAAGCCATTGGCGCTAACCCACTTCTTACTAGGCGCACCAAAGCCAAGACCTGCAATATGGTTAAGCTCTTTGAGACCGTAGCCACGAGCATCACAGTCCTTGCATTTATTAGGCTTAGCAAACTTAGTGCCATCCTTCTTTATCTTGTATGTCTTACCTGTGCCGGAGCAAGTAGGACAGGTAAAAGCTTTGGTACGTTTGATGATAGTACTGTTAGCATCTACAGCCTGCTTAAACTCTTTAGTAGAGTTCACATACTCAAACAGGTCAGCCCATTCCTTCTTGTTGTTAATCTTACGAGAGAAGACAACCTGAGACATCTGCTCTGGTGAGTTGAGATTGATAGGTGTGTCACCCATGATCTCACGCACCTTGTGCTGTAGTCGATCCTCAATGTCTGCCTTCTCACGCTCAAACTCTAGACGCACACCGTCTAGGGCTGTACGATCCACCCTGATTCCTGACATGTACATTCGGGTAAGGGTTTGACAGGTTCTGAAGGTAACGTCTCTAATGGTGTGTAGACTAGCGGCATCGGTCTCACCGTAGTCTGCTTCGATACTGTGGAACAACTCACGAGTTGTGTCGAGATCGCACCTAAGATAAAAGCTAAGCTCACTGAGAGGAATCTCATTGGTGTTATAGCCCTCCTTGAAGTAACGCTTAAGGGTGTCATCCTTCTGAGCGTTAAGGTTTCTACGTTCAGCACAGGCTTCAAGGCTAAGCGGTAGCTTCTGACCACGCAGCAGTATGTACTCTGCAAGCATCGTGTCATAGATAGCACCATCGTACTTAAACCCACACTCCCACAGCCACATCAGATCGTGCTGCGCATTGTGCATGATAAGAAGAGAAGTCATGTCTAAGACTTGCTGAACTAGCTTACGCCCAGCGC